GTCATTAGCATGGTCATATAAAACATATATATAACCCTCGTTAGTATATTGTAATTTTTGATTATAAGTACTATTTGAAATTAATCCATTAGGTGAGTTAGTCAAGAACTTTCTAGTTGACGAATTGTCTGTGTATTTTTCATAATAGTTATTGTATTGCCAATCATAGAAATTAACTACGTCTCTTCTATATCTTGGTAAACTACCGTTAAAAGTTAGTAGGTCATAAGAAGTGCCAGTAGTAGTGTCTGGAAATGTTACAGTTTGTGGAATGCTAGTAGTTGCAGAACCTGTGTTGTAATGTACCCATCCAAATTCTAAAGTAAAATCTTTATAAGAATTAGTATTGTCATAAACAGAGTCTATATTAGTTCCATTTAACAAACCTAAATCACTAGATATATAACTCTCCATAATTCCAGACATGTCAAATCTACCAAAACCTTCTGTAGTTGGAGGAACTTTTAATCTACCTACTGTAGTAGAACCATCCTTAACATCAATCAAATAAGCAAATCCAGCGTAGTTTCTAGTAGCATTTACTGTTTCATATAATACAATCTCAACAGGATTGTAAACTGTTCTATATTGTTGTGGTAGATATTTAATTTCTAAACTCATTTCTTTAATATTTTTTTTAATCCTTTTGCTACTCTTTCACCAGATACTATTCTAATTTCTGTTTTAAACTTATCAAAAGCCTGACCATAAAAAGTCTCTTGCATACAATTGTCAAAGAAGTATCTAGGTCTAATTCCAGTTCTAGCAATAGAGTTTCTTACAGCATATTCGTTTAGTCCTTTACTTTTAGCCCAGGCTTTAACATGACTAACGCTAGGACCTTTCTTAAACTGATATGGACTGTTAGGTGCTTTAATAACCCAAGGTTGACCTTTCTTGTCTCCACTCTTTCTAACTCCTCCAATACCTTTAACCCCTTGATTAAGATAATCGTAATAGTCAGCTAGATATAATGTAGCAACCATTCTAAATCCAAACATTTTAACAGGCATTCTTATAGACTTCTGTAAACTACCTTTATAGACTAACCCCTCTTTTTGAACTGACTGCTGTAAACAATAAACCATGTCAGCAGCAATGTTATTAAACACTTGACTCAATGTAGTAGGATTGTCTATTTTGACTTCCTCTAACTGATCAGCATCAAAACCAAATATGTCTAGTTGTTGACTCATCTATGTTTATACTTTTGTTTCATTTCTCTTTGGACCTGTTGTTCCATCTTTTGTTTATCACTATAATAAGCTACTATATTTAGAGCTTTAGTTATATCCCAGTTTAGTATCTCATCCCATTTGTCTATCCTACTATTAGTCAAATTGTCTAAGGTGTGCCACCATCCCCAGCGTTGACCAAATCCAGTTCCTCCCTTGCTTCCTTCGTCATCTTCTCTGCTTCCTGCATCAAACAAGTTTTTATAGCTTTTGTTAAGTCCTCCGAGTGAGTGTAAAAAAAAACACCTATTGGATAAGCTATTGTCATTGGCATGTTATTTAGAAAGTTATCTGCTGTCTTTCTAAGGACCTCACTATCTACCTCAATATGTTTCCAACCAAATAAAGTCTTTTTAACTGGTCTGCAAATAGTAGTTAGTATATGATGCAAATTATTAAATATTGCTTCCTCATCATCCTTAGCATTTTGTAGAATCTCCATGCTGTTAATATACTCTCCAAATAATAACTTCTTAGCATCTACTTTGAACTCATACCATTGACCACCAATTTTAAACCTTTTGTCTTTTAGTTGTTTAGGAAGTTCTGTTTCTAAGAAACTCATTTTCTTTTTAATAGACTTATACTGCTTTAAACTAATATTCTTTATAACATCTCTTTTCTGTCCTGTTAAGACTGCTAGAATGTTGACTACTCTTTCTATAGGGTTTAGTTTAGAGTTTAGTACTGGTCTTAGGTTGATGTAGTTTCCTATTGTCACATCTTCCCACTTTGTTGGGATTGTAATTTCCATAATTCTATATATAACAAATTTATTAATTATAACAAAACACTAAAATAAATATTTAAAACTTATACGTTTATTATACGTGTTTTTTAATTTTTAATTAATTCTTCTATAGTGTTATTATTGTTTTAATATTATCTTATTTAATTTTATTATTAATGGTTAAACGAACGTTTGAACGACCGTTGAATAATTTTAATTAAAATACTAAACAACTAAACACTAACTAAAATACTAACTCACAATGGCTGAGAACACTATTTAAATTAATTCTAACAAACTTAAATACTTTTTATATATGTTTATATACATTGACTAATTATAGTGTCTTAAAACTAATATATTCAATTATCTAGTTTATGAAATAGTATAAATCAATAATAAGATAAATATCTTATCTTATCTTATAGAACCCCATTTGCTCAGCATTTGCTTAGCATTTGCTCAGCATTTGCTAAATTCTTTCCTGTAAATAAAAAGGGATAACGCTCTTTTGCCGACTACCCCAATTCCCAAAACATATAATCTAATGAAGATTTTTGCTTAATCAAATATAGTAAATTAAAACAATTTAAATTCAGTTTCTTTTATTCTTTGTTCAGCTATGTTAAAATAGTTTTCATCTTGTTCTATGCCTATAAAGTTTCTATTTGTATTCTTACAAGCTATACCAGTTGAGCCACTACCCATTGTAAAGTCTAAAACAGTTTCATTCTCGTTGGTGTAAGTTTTAATAAGGTACTCCATTAATGCAACAGGCTTTTGTGTTGGGTGTACTTTTCCTGTCATATTATGGCAAGCTTTAAACGCTTGTATGCTTCTAGGGTAGTATTGGTCGCTTTCATACCTTACAATAGGTATTGCCTTCCCGTAATTATCACTTTTACCTCCGCTAGCTTTCTTCATCATTTTGCCTTTTGTCATTTGTGGGTTGTAGACACTTTGATTTTTATAAAAAACAGATGCTATCTCGTGGTATTTCATAGGTCTTTTTTTAGCAAGCATACTGCCACTTGGTCTTTGTTTATCCCAAATCCAATCATATTTAAAATTTTTAATGTTGCTCATTCTTAAAGCACTACTAAACGGTTCACTACCAAATAAAACAATAGCACCATTTGGTTTTATTATTCTGTTAAGTTGTTCCCACATTAACTCAAAATCAATAACACTATCCCATTTACAAGCTGTAGTTCCGTAAGGAGGGTCTGTTATAATAGCATCAATACTTTTATCCTGTATTGTTTTCATTACCTCTAAGCAATCTCCTTTATATAGTTTCATCTTATTGCATACCATCCTCGATTATTTTCTTTTAAATGTATTAAAGCTACGTATCTCAAAGCATCCATTAAATGGTCTGACCCTATTGGTTTCTGTAGACTATTTCCATTCTTGTCAGTTGCCCATTTATACATCCTAAACTCTCTTCTAAGGTTGCTACTATTTACAACATTAATTTTATATCGTTTTAGAATGTCTATTCCGTTTAGAATACTGTCTCTTCCTTTTGTAGCTGGCTTAGCGTTTAGTCCTAGTCTATATATTTCTTCTATACTTTTAGGCTCTGCTGAGTCACATATAACCTCATCTCTGCCAACTATAGGAAGTAAAGCCTCAGCTAAGTCCTGGTTAGTTAATTCTCTTTGGTAGAGTATTTCTTTTAAATATAGTTCGTCATCTCGTTTGTAAACAGCTACACATGCTGAGGGGTCTATACTATATCCAAAGTCTAAACCATAAGCCACTAACTTACAGTCTGGCATAGTATCAACATACTTAACATTCTCGTATATTAATCCACTTATATTTCCATATTCACCAAGACCGTAAATCTTCCAGAACTCTTTGTCTGTTTGTTGTAGATATTCTATTTCTTTTATTAGGGACTTAGGAAGAAACGCATTATTCTTATAGTTGCTTACTATTACTTCAACGTCTCCAACTTCATTAGAACGTTTTATTTCTAACTCCTGATTAATCCAAATCTGCTCATCGTCTGGGTTAAAGTCTAGAAAGATTTTATTCTCGGTCCTCATTAGTAATTGGAAAAACTCTTGTTTGTATTCTAATTCGTTGGCTTCATTACAATATAATATATTTCTTTTTGCACCTCTTAGCTTTTGTTCGTCATCTGCACCAATAAACTCGACTAACCTTTTACCATATCTATACTGTTTCTTAGTTTTGTTGTGATCTATTCCACTATACCAACCCTCAGCCTTTAGAATGTCCTCAAAGTCTCTAATTACTGTTCCATCTAGATTAGTCCTATATTTCCTTACTGTAGTCCAAACACCCTCATGACAGTACTTATCAGACCCATAGTTGCCACTAATTAGCCATAAAGCACATAATTGATTTAAGGACCAGGTTTTAGAACTTCTAGTCCCTCCTCTATTTATTACGATTTTAGACTGACTGTCATAGTTACGCTCAAATATTTCAGTCGCTTCCACGCTTAATATTAATGTTTATATTATTGACTGTAGATTCAATCTCCTGTTTGTCTGGTGCATTTAGTCCAAACATCTTTGCAATAGAATCATAAGCACCCCTATAGTCAGAACCCTTGACCATTTCTTTAAGTAAATAGAATTTAGCTTTCTGCTCTTTTGTTAGGTTTTCTTTTGCTGCTAGGTCCATTAGATACTCCCAAGATTTAATCATCTTAAAATAGCCGTCTGCTACTTCCTTACGTGTTATTTGGAAGGCTTCTGCTTCTTTTGTTTTCAATTCTTGCACCCTTGTACTTATATTGTACTGAGCTAAGAGATGACTAGCTTTAGTTGCTATAGTCTCTAACTTAGTGTCAGCACCAACATCATAAGCACGTCTATAAGCCTCTGACGCATTGCCAGTGTTGACATACTCCTCAGCGAATTTACTTTGTTTAGGTGTTAGTTTATTTGTCATTTAATTCAAATCTATGATTACCATATAATCTATAATCTTTTATCATTTTACCATTAGCATATAAATTGACCTCATTGTATATGTCTTTTAGTTTTATATATTCATTTGGTATATGTTCTAGTATTGAACTTTCCCACCTAAACCACTCATCACATAAACACCTTAACGTACCAGCTAAATTAAACTCCCTTATCTTTTCTTTATTGCAAGGAAAAAATTTTATTAAGTTATATTGTATTCCCTCTTTATTGTTTTTAAAATATTCAAGTCTTTTTTCTATATTGCTAGTCCTACCAAACTTAAAACCAATCTTACTCCATCTATGTTCTTTATCTGGTTTATTTTCTATACAATAAAAATTATTCTTTTCATTTAATACTTTAAAATATTTTATATTAGTAGTATTGTATCTCATTAAATATAAACCTCTATTTTTAGTCATTATTACCTTTCTTTAAAAATGTGTTTTCTAGCTTTCTTTTATAGTTTCTCATATTACCTATATTAAAAGTTCTAAACTCTTTAGGGTCGTCACTATTTTCAATGACTTGTTTTATAAAATAGTCAGGAAGATTTTTACATCTTTCTCTCATTTCCATAAACCTAATAAAGTAATTTACTGCTTTACTACCAAACTTAGCTTTTTGCTCTTTTATTTCTTTAGGTGTTAGTTTCATTTAAACTCTACTAGGTCCTCAATATTA